CAGCGGTGTCACGCAGATCGGCGCTGTTGCCTGCGGCATAGGTCCAGGGTGCGTGCACCATCAAAACCGCGTTTTCGGCAATTTCAACGGTGTCGCCGGCCATGGCAATGAGGCTGGCAATGCTCAGGGCCATGGCGTCCACCACGGTGGTGACGTGGGCCTTGTGGCGCTTGATGGCGTTGTAGATGGCGATGCCGTCGGGAACACTGCCGCCAATGCTGTTGATGCGCACGGTGATGGCGTCTACCGTGAGGGCGTTGAGCTCTTTGACAAAATCAGAGGCCGCAACGGTGTCTTCCCACCAGCTTTGGCCAATATCGCCGTAAATGAAAATTTCAGCGGCGCTGTTGATGCCTTGGGCCGCAGAGGCCTGCGCGGTGCGCTGACGGATGCTGTACCACTTGGGGTGATCGGCCGAGGAATTTGGGGGGGTGCTGGCTTTGCTCATGCCAGCAAGTTTTGATGTTTTGCCGTCTCATTTCTAGGGGTGAAATGAGACTATTTACGCCAGACTATAAATATCGGCAGCGCAAAACCACGGTGCGGCTGATGGACCGGCCTTGCGATGTGGTGATGCGGTTGATGACAAGGTGGTTTTGCCCCAGCACCCCGCCTGCTGCAAAAACGCCGGTGACGGGGCCGCTGTAAGTGGCTTCGGTCAGCGTGATGGGTGCGGCGTCTAGCGGGTCGGCGGCCCAGGCGCTGGTGGCTATGGTTTCGCCCACTTCCAGCTCTAGCGACCAATCCAGCTCGTACCAGTCTTTGTCTGCGGGTGGATGCAGGGCGTAAATGCGGCCATCGGGTTCGCGGGTCATCATGCTTGAAAAGTCCTGTTGGTGGGTTGAACGGTGGCGGACCGGATGCCGCCCGTGACGGCTTGCAGGCGCGGCCTGGGTGCAATTTGCGCACTATGCAGGCCGCCTGCCGCTGTTTGCCGGCGCGTGCGGCGATCAACGTGAATGCGGTTGGGGCCATCGCCTGGGTTGATGGGGTGCGTAAGCACAATGGCGCCGGCGGCGCTGATGTTGGTCTGCGCGGCGCTGGCACTGAGCACGTACCCCGGCTGCACATAGCCGGGCAGCACGTAGTCGCCGGCCAGCAAATGAGTTTGCACAGCCGCACTGGCTTGCGCCACGTTGTCGATAGCTACGCCCGCGCCAGACAGCACATGAACCACGCCGGCGGCGCCACTGGCGCAGGCATTGGCCTGGGTGCAGCTTTGCCCACTGAGGCGGTGTATTTGCCCCGCGCTGGCGGCGGTGGAGCTTGCGGACTGTTGCGCAGATGCTCCGGCCAAAACATGCGTTTGCCGCGCAATGCCTGCATTGCTGGCGGTGGCTTGAGCTGCATCTTGACCAGCCAAAACATGCGTTTGATGGGCGGCAGCTGAGCTGCTTGCGTTGACCTGCTGGCTTGGCGCACCCACCAGCGGGCCGGCGGCCTGGCCCTGACTGACGGCGGCGGCAGTGGATGTGTTGTTTTGCCTGGAGCCTTGACCCTGGACAACATGCGCCTGGCCAGCGGCGGCGGCTGTGCTGGTGTTGGCAATCAGGCATGCTGCGCCTTGAAGCTGATGCGTTTGCCCGGCGGCGGCAGTGGCGCTAGTGTGACCCGCCACGCACGGCGCGCCAGATAGTACATGCTGCTGGGTAATGGCGGCAGCTGTGCTGGTATTGACTTGCTGCGCCCCCTGGCCTGTGGGTGCGTGCGTAAAACCCAGATCCACGACGCCCGATGTGCTGGTGTTGGCCTGCGCAGCGCCCTGCCCGGCCAACTGATGGCTTTGGCCGGCGGCGGCACTGGTGCTGGTGTTGGCTTGGCGCACGCCGTTGCCCGCCAGCACATGCAGCTGGGTGGCAAAGTCTGCCGTGCTGGTGTTGGGCTGCGCAGCGCCCTGCCCGGCCAGCTGGTGGCTTTGGCCGGTGGCGGCACTGGTGCTGGTGTTGGCCTGGCGCGCGCTGTTGCCCGCAAGCAAATGCAGCTGTGTGGCAAAGCTGGCGGTGCTGGTGTGGCCATGGGCTGCGCCCTGGCCTGTGAGCTTGTGGGTTTGAGCTGTGGCCGCGCTGGTGGCGGTGTTGGGCTGGGCTGCGCCTTGGCCTGTGAGCTTGTGCGTTTGTGCCGTGGCCGCGCTGGTGGCGGTGTTTGGCTGTTTGGCGCTGTTGCCTGCAACCTTGTGCGTTTGGCCGGCGGCAGCGGCGGTGCTGGTGTTGGGCTGGGCTGCGCTATTGCCGGTCAGGACAATGGGCGAGACGCCGCCTGCGGCATCAAAAGCGCCGGCATCAAATGCGCCACTGTCAAATGCGGCCATGTTTTAACCAGCCAGGCTGGCCATGTAGTCCAGGTATTCGGGGTTTGCTGTTTCTGCCACCACGGCCCAGCCGTCGGGCACGGGTGCGCCATGCTCGATGAGCTGAAGTTCGCCAGCAGCGTTTTGCAGCACGTCCCAGGTCATAAGTCGGCCTCCAGGTACATCTTGTTCAAGGCCAAGAGTTTGGCCGTGGTGCCGGTAACGGACTGGTTGTGCGCCTGCATGTACATGAAGGCGGTGCTGGCCGGAATGTTGGTGGACAGGGCGGTGTCGTCCAAAATGATGGCGCCAGTCACGGCATTGGCCAGGCGCACCGATACGTCTGCCCCATTGGGCGGGGCAAACATGTAGAGGTCCAGCACCTCGCCAGCCACCACGGCTTTGGCGGTGTTGGTCTTGGTCAGGGTGGTGGCGTTGCGTGCAATGATTTGCCAGGTGCTGTCGGCAGTGTCTTTGCCGATGCCGATGGTGTTGGCCCAGGTGGATGCGTCTGCGGCCATGGCGGCGTTGTTGGCGCTCAAGCCCACAAACACGCGCTGGTCAGATGCCAGCGTCTCCACCCCAAAACGCGCAGCAAAGAAAAAGCCACCCAGGCCAGCCGCTGTGCCACGCCAGGCGGCAAAGGCGGCGGTTTGTATGCCGCTGGCACCTGTGGCCGTGGTGCCGGTGCCAAAAGTGGCGCGGCTCAGGCTGGTCATGGCATTGGTCGATGCCCGCGTGGGGTGGGCCTGTGCGGCGCTGGTGCCGCTGTTGCGTGCTGTAAAGCTGGCACCGAAGTTGATGCCAACTGTGGTGCCGGTGCCGGGCAGCCACATCATGATGGTGTTGCCAAAAAATGCCGGCTGATAGGCCACATCAACGCCGCTGGGGCCCATGCTGTTGAGGGTGGCGCGGTTGGCGCGGGTTTTGGCAAACAGGCGCAGCCAGCCGGCGACCGGTGCGGCTGGCGTGACCACATCTGGCAAGTCCAGGTACTGATCCACCACATGCTCGGCATTCCAGTGGCTTGGCTGCACTTGCGTGGCGTCTGCCCCGTCGGTTTTCCCGCTGGCGAATGCGTGCTTGATATTAGGCATAGAAGTCGGGCGCCCGGTTGGGGGTGGCGTAGCGGTCGCACTCGTAGTGCAGGTCTGCGCAAATGCCAAAGATAGTGCCGGCAAAGGTGTCTGCCGGGCTGGCTGCATCGCGGAACACGCGCATCAGCACCACGGTGTCGGGCTCGATGCCGGTGCCTGCAATGCCGTTGCCGGTGCCCAGCTCGGCCACAAAATGCAGGTGGTCGCTGTTGGCGGGCACGGTCACGTTCAGGTACAGCGTGGAGCTGGCGGGGAACTTGGCTTGCTGGTGGCCTTTGGCAATGGTGTATTCAAAGCCCAGCCGCACCACGCCAGCAGATGCGTTAGTGGTGGTGAAGTGCAGGTGCGGGTACAGCATCGAGCCCAGCTTGTAGTCGTGGTCGATGTGGTAGTTGGCAAACACCTCCATCATCGACTCGGCGCTGAATTCGTACAGGTAGATGCCGTCGCGGTACAGGTTCAGGCCCGGCGCAGTGCCGCCACCACGGGTGTCGATCTGGGCAATGTTGTCGCGCCAGCCGGGGCCGGTGCGCAGGTCGAGCGTGCCCACGTTTTGGTCGGCCTCGGTGGGCGTGAGGGCCGCGCCTGCTTTGTCGGCCAGTCGGGTGATGGTCATGCGCTAGGTGCCGGGTGGGCGGGATCAGGGGGCCACGGGTTGCTTGGATGTGTACACCAGGCTGGGAAAAGCCACCGGGTTGCCGGCGGTGATGGTTTGGCCCGATGTTTCCTCAGTCACCCACAGCACCTTGCTGGCCACGGTGTCTACATAAGCAAAGTGGCTGGCTGTGCCGCTGGCGTTGGCCGCCGTGTCGCTGATGCTGCTTGCCGTGGTGAGGGTGCGGTCGTTGCCACTGGTGGCCAGGGTGAAGTCGCCCGTGGCCATGGTGCCTTCGGCCAGGGTGTTGCTGACCACGGTGGCGTAGCTGTCGCCAAAGGCGTAGGCGTCGATCAGGATGATCTTGTTGCAATTGGCTTTGATGTAGGCAGGGCCGTTGTCGAGCACGTCGGGATGGTCGTATTTGGTCATGGTGACTGGCTTTCAGGGTTGGGACGGTTTGCTTAGGTGTTGGTGGCGGGCGGATCTTGTGCGACGGGCGCACCCATGCTGACGGTGTTGGCGCCATCGCTGGTGAACACCAGGCCTTTGTCTTTGACCTGGTTGCGGAAGGTGCTGATTTGCTCGAGAACGTCACGCGGGTTGACGCCGCGTTTGCGCATGACTTCAACCTCGCTGGCAAAGCCGGCGCGCACCAGCTCGGTGTAGGCGTTGGCCTCTTTGAGCGGATCAATCCAGGGCATGCTTTGCGCGATAAACAGGGCGTCGTTGGCAGAGCCTGGGTTGACGTCTTTGGGCAGTGGCACCACGCCAGAAAAGGCGCAGGCTTTGACAAAGCTGTCCCACACGGGCTGGATGAATTGGCCGGTGAATTCGTCTGTGAGGGTGGCGTAGTTGCTCCATTGCTCGACCAGCTCTTGACGCTGGGCGCTGAAGGTGCCGTTGTAGTCGCGGGCAATCGAGCTGTAGCTGGCCCCCACGCCGGCCGCAATGGCGCGCAGCTGCCCCTGCCGAAAGGTGATGAGGTTGGGGTTGGGCCGGTTGCTGTCGATCATGCCAATTTCCTCGCCGGGCTGGAGGCTGTCGATCACCATGCCGCTGGCCATGCCCAGGCTGCGAGGAACGGGGTTGCCGTCAGCGTCTAGCTGGGGGCCGGTGTAGCCGTCTGGCGCGTGTTTTTTGACGTAGGCGGTCAGGCTGGCAGCTACTTTGGCGGCAATGCGTTCGCTTTCTTCGTAGTCTTTGATGTCGTCAAGCCGGGCGACGATGCTGGCAAACTCGCTGACGCCGCGCATTTGGCCAATGCGGTCGAGCAGGGCCACGTGGTGGATGCGCTCGGCCGATACGCGCTTGAGGTCTGCAAAACCGATGCCCACGCCATCGCCCGGGTGTTGCTTGTAGACGTAATACGCCGTAGGCTGGCCCCATGCGTTGCGCTCGATGCCTTGTTGCACATTGGGGCGCTTGTCGGCATAGATGGCGAGCTGCTGGTCGTAGTCGTAGGGCACGAGGTCGGGCTCGAACAGCTCCAGGCTCAGGGGCACGGCAGTGGCGTGCACGAGGCCGGGTGTTGGGCCCAGCAGCTCCTGGGCAAAGGCTTCGCCATCTCGCAGCCAGGTCAGGGCCATGAGGCGCTGTACTTTGGGCCAGGTGTGGCGGCCGGTGACTTCGGGCTTGAGGCACCATTCGCGCCAAGCGGTGCGCAGGGCTGCGGCGTAGGCCTCGTGCACGGTGCCGTCTGCCCGGCGGGGCTGGGGCTCAATGCCGATGCCGGTGCTGCCCACGATGTTGTTGACCATGGTGCGCAAGATGCCCCTGCTGATGTCGTGGTTGCGGTGCAGCTGGCGGGCCTGGGCGCGCACGGCGGTGGCGCTTTGCTGGGTCAGTTGGTTGGGGCTGTGTCCGTCTCGGGCAAATTTGCGCAAGCGGCTGGGTGTTGCGGCTTCGTAGGCCGGGGTGGCCATGTTGAGAGCATGGCGGGTTTGCAGGCGGCGCAGGCCCGCCGACGGGTTGATGTAGCCCACCAGGCGGTCAATGAGGTTGACGGCAACGGGGGCGCTGGTTTTGTGTTTTGCGGTTTGCTGGGCCATGGTCAATACCGGTTGTGGCTGAAGTCGGCCACGCTGAAGCTCAGGCCGCCAAAGGTGGGTTTGCCGGAGGAGGCATTGAGCAAGGCAGTAACGCGGGCCTCCCACTCTTTGCGGCCAGCGCGAATTTCGGCCAGGTCTTCCATGCGGTGCCAGCGGTCGGTTCCGTGGGTGCCAAGCCGCACCTCTTTGCCCGCCAGGAGCTGCTGCTCGGCGGCGGTGTATGTGGCAACCATGGCCTGGGCGTCTTCAAGTGGGGTGGTCATACGAATAGGCTAGCGTGGTGGGTGTCTCATTTCTAGGGGTGAAATGAGACTTTCGGGCATATCAGGCATGAAGGCGCTGGCCTGTGATGCGGTATGCGGTGGCGCGGCTGATGCCAAATTTCTGGCACACCTCGTCGATGTTGGTGCCGTCAAACATGGCGCGGATGGCTGCATTGCGCTCTGTGCGGTTTTCGGCGGGTATGTAGACCGTTTTGCCGCCCATGCGACTGCACACCCCGCGCAGAAATGCGGCGGCAATAGGGCTGGCAAACTCTTCTTTCATGCCCACCTCGGTGCGCAGAATGTCGGTAAATTCGACGTGCCAACTGACGCGTTCGTCTTCGGTGTGCATGTGGGCGGTTGGCATTTTCATAAGCGGGCACTCCATTCGGGCTTGGCAAAGGGACTGACCAGCGGGGCGGGCTGGGGTCTGGGTTTGATGATGCGTTTGGCAACGGGCTGCGTGGGTTGCGCGGGCGGCAAGGGCGGCGGCAGTGCGACGGACTGCGTGTGGTCAGGGGCTGGTGTGTTACCTGGTGTGTTGCCTGGTGTGTTGCCTGGTGTGTTGGCCAACGCAGGGGCGTCTCTGACCTCTATGGCCCCCAGGGCCAGCGGCTGCGTGACGTCAAACAGATCTGGCAACAGGTCGTTTTCAAGGCGGCGCCACTGCGCCTCGGTCATCTTGTAGTGGTCTAGGGCGTGGCTGCAAAAAATGGCGTAAACAGTGGTGTCCAGGGGCTCGTTACGTGCCGTGGTTTTGACCCAGCGATGTTTTTCGCCGGTGCTGGTTTTGATGATTTTGCGGACTTCAGAGGTCAGGCCGTTGAACCATTCCACGGGCAAATGCTTGCTGAAGTGCACGTAACCCGGGCCGGGCTGAGTGACTTTGAGGCGACCAAAAAACAGGTCTTTGGCGGTGTCGGTGCCCACCAGCCAAAGTTTGATGCCGGCTTTGATGATGCGCCCGCGCCAGTTCACGTCCTGGCTGCTGCTTCGTCCTTTGACGGGCTTGCCCTCCTGGCTGTCGCCCTTGATGGCAAAGTATTTGTGGCCTACATGCTGGCGGCAAAAGTTGTAAGACTGGTGGGTGTAGTGCCCGCCGGTGTCGATGGCGCTGGCCGCAATCATCATGGGTGCGCCGTGCCAGTGCACAAACGGGGTTTGTAGGTAGGGGTGCAGGCGGATTTCCCATTCGCGCTCGTCGGCGGGGTTGCCATCAATGACCTGGTAGTCGATGGCCCACATCTCCTCGCCACGGCCTATGGCCCAGACGGTGACTTCCCATCGCTTGTCTTGCACGTCCACGCCCGCCACCAGCTGCAAGCCGCCCACGGGCACGCGGCGCAAGGGGTAGTCTTCGGCGCGGCGCATCAGTTCGTGGGTGTCGGCTTTTTCAACCTCTTCTTCCCACGTTTCGCCCAGGGTTTCGTTGATGAAGCCCTCAAGCGGAGCCTTGTCGCCGGCTTTTTTGGCGTGCACACATTGCAAAAACTGGCGCACGATGACTGCCCACGTGGTTTGTGGGCTGTATGCCGTCCAGATGTGAAACGCCACATGCCGGGGCGCGCGCAGCAAGGGCGTGCCTTGGCCGTCTGTCCAGCGATAAGGGTTGTGCGTGGCCCGGTAGTTGCCGCAGTCGCTGACCCATGCGCCCTGCTCCCAGATGCGCAAATAGTCGGCCTGGCTGATGCCGGATCGGCAGTGCGGGCAGATGTGGCGAACGGTGTTTTCAGGGTCTTGCGCTTCCCACTTGAAGCCGTGGCTTACATCTTTGCCGCCCCACATCAGCGGGTGCTCTGCCTGGCAGTGCGGGCAGGTAATGTTAAATTTCATGCGCGCATCGGCAGCCAGTTCGCGCTTTTCGATGTGGCTCAGGCCTTTGACTCGCGGCGTGGTGCCGCAGATCATTTTGGGGTAGGTGGCGCCTTCCAGCCGCTTGTGGGCCAGGGTAAAGGGGTCGGCGCTTTTTTCGATTTTTTGATCGAAGCCGTCAAATTCGTCGAGCTTGGCGCTTTGCAGGGTCATGCGGCGGTAGTTGCCCGCACTGGCCCCACCTTTGAGGTACAGCAAGGAACCCAGAAACTTTTTCATGTTTAGGGTGTTGGCCTTGCTTTTGGCCATGAATTCGGGAAACACGTCGCGCATGACGCGCACGTCGCGCAAAGCGGGCTCCAGTTCGGCCTTGCAAAACTCGTCGCTGTCGCCGTCGGTGGGTTGCCACAGGCATTGGTTGCGGCGCTTGTGGTGGGCGTCGTAGCAAACGCTGGCCAGCAGCATCTTAGTGTAGCCCACGCGGGCGCTTTTCTTCACGTCCACTTCTTCAATGTCATCGTCGCCCATGGCGCACAACATGGCCCGCTGGAACGGGTACGACTCCCAGCGCTTTTCGCCTTGGCTGGACTCGGCGGATAGGTAGAAGTGGCGTTCGGCCCACTGGTCTAGTGTCAGCGGCTCGGGCGTCTTCAGGGCTTCCAGGCCTTTGGCAACCGCCGCGCG